CCGCCATTTCGGCAAGTAGTGCCGCTTGTTCTTCTCGTGCAATTCGCGCCGCCTCTGTTTCGGCACCATCTACAGGGTTCCGCGATGGTGAGGGTGCCATATCCCGAACAGCGGCAACAGCCTCAAGAACAAGCTCTTGTGCCATAAGAAGTTCTTGTAGCTGGTTGCGCTGTTCAACACTAAGTGAGGTAGACGGCTGATCATACCGAGAAACGTCCGCGCGCTCAAGAAAACGCCACATTTCCCCTTGCGAACCAAAATAGGGGTCAAGAGCGTCTCGGATCTCGCCCACGGAGACCGAACGCATTTCGTTAAGCGTAGAACGTGTGCGACGAAAACCGGCAGACCTTTCTTCCGCAGGCGGAAGGTCGGGGCGTTGTTCTTGCCCTAAAGTAGCAACATTCTGTGCAATAATACCGAAAGCCGCAGCGGCACGCACAGCGCCCGCCGCCATATCACCAATCAACCCAACAAAAGAAGCAATACCTTCTTTGTTGTCGTCAATCACAGTGGCCACATCGTTGATTGCTTCGGCAAGCGCACCGGTCGCACCACCCACTTCCTCAGACGAACCAACCGCCATCGCGAAAGCGGTGCGCAGGTTTTCCATCGCTTGACCGACGGTCATGTTCGTTGCGCGAAACTGGCTTTCGATAGTGCTGCCCGCGTTAAGGATCGCATTCATAACCACATCGGACGTAATAAGACCTTGTGAACCAAGCTCTTTAAGCGCTCCGATACCGACACCCATTTCAGTTGCAATTGCGCGAGCGATTTCCGGCGCACCTTCACGCAACGAACGCAACTCGTCGCCCTGCAAAATACCCGATTGTAGCGCCTGGGAAAGCTGCAAAATGGAACTGCGTTGTTCTTGGATTGTCGCACCAGACGCGGCAAACGACATACCCACAAGCTCGGTAATGCGAAGTGTTTGCTCCTGCGTCATGTTCAAGTTGGCAGCGGAACGCTCAAGACGTGTATAAAGCGTTGTCGTACCTTGAAGGCTGGTCCGAGAACGTCGTGCAACAGCCCCAATATCTTCCATCGTTGCGAGGTTGTAACCTACCGCAGCAGACGCCGAATTGAGTTGGTTTGTTAGCTGCTGATATGTGTCGGAAAGTTGAATGAGTTCACCGACTGCACGCCCCGCCGCACGAGCACCGCCAATTGCAGCGAACGCGGCCACACCGGCTTGCGCCATGTTACGGAATGATCGGCTTACTTGCCTGTCGGCACGCGCAAAACGACCCTCAATTCGATCCGCAGCTTGTTTCGCCAAAAGACCTGCGCGTGTCATTGCGCGCGTATAATTACGCATATTCACTTCAAGTTGAAGTGTCATTTTTTCGTCAATGGCCATCGGTCGCACCTATTGCGGCGAAAAATTCTTCATCTGACGGCGCTTTGTCTTTCGCTACGGAATTGCCCGCGATGTAACCCGACGTTGCCGCCGCGTAGTGCCAAAATGACATGCTCCCGACCACGGGGGGAGCAAAACCCATTACTGCGCCGTTTCCGTACAGTCTTGCAAATCGCCATTTTCCACGGGGGAGTGGTTCGGCGTTGTTTCCGTCTCCCCCGGTGTCTCCCCCGGCAATTCGTCCGCAGGGCCGAAAATGGCTACCGCAAGCACAGCTTGAGCAATTTTCGCATTTTCGGCCCATGCGGGGCGGTCATCAACGTAACGCTTCACCAGCTTGATTGCGTCGGAAGCAGGCATTCCGCCACCGATCAAACCGAGCCGCAAGGTGTGACGCACGTCTTCAATGCGCCACTCCAAACGAGGAGACATGAGCCGACCAAGGACAAACCCAGGCCCGGCGTCACACTTCTCTTGCAGCTCTTCCAGCTCTTTAATTCCGAGCCGGAAGGTGTGTTCGTCATCCCCGAAAGGATAGATGATTTCAGCGTTACGCTCACTCATTAGGTGAGCGCCGTGACGCTAGACGCGGTGAGACCAGACGAAGCAAGCGAAATATCACATTCCGCAGTCGTCGGACGCTGCGTGTTGATCGAAAAGTCAGTCACGACAAACGGGGCTTGAATTTTGAAAGCGCCCGTCGCGCCAGCCGTGCCGACTTCAATTGACCAGTTTGCCGACGCACCGCCAAGAGCAAGGTCAACATACGTCTTCGCGTCGTCTTGGTGCAGCTTACCAGCACCGTTGATCGTGACACTAATGCTGTCAGCTTGGCGAAGGATTTGCGCCGGATCGTCGGGGTTATCACAATCAGGGATCACGTCTTCGGAATACGACGCGGTGATTTGAATTGCGCGCGAGCCATTGATCAGACAAGGCTGTGCGTAAGTTTCCGGCGACGCTCCGTCACCTTTTTTGATCAGTACCTTAGAAAAGGCAACAGTTGTGGTAGCCATTTAACGCGCTCCTGCTATGTTTCGGCCAATGCAAACTCATACACTACTACACCATGCTCCGTAAGACCATCCGGCGCACCAATATTCCGCTCTTGACGAAACTGCGTATAATTGACCGCATAATCGGTGACTGTGGTGATTGTGTCCAGTGCAGCACGCACCGCTGCGTTCATTTTGCGTGCCTCAAGCGAATTGCCTGACCGGCTCCATGAATGGATAGTCGTGGTACACACCCAATGGTTTCCACAACCGTCGTCATCCTCAACCAAATCTGTCAGGTCAACGGTGATGTACGGAAACGTGGGTGACGCAGGTACGCGGTCATACACACGGGTTGAGACGAGTGCTGTGACGCCCGCATCGGCTTTGAGTGTGGCGAAGATTTTCCCACCAAGGGAGACAGACGGACTAGCCACGGGCAGCGACCTCCTTGATTGCTTTGTTTTGAGCGCGTGAAAGACGGCTTTTTATTCGGCGCTGGTTCAGACGGTAGATGGGCCAAAAAAACGGTTGCTTCCGCGTGCCTGGGTGCTACGTACCGGCAAATTTACCGCCGTTAATGTGCGGAGGCGTGCCGAACTCAACCCACGTTGCATACCATGCCAAACCACCACCAGCCGATATGGTCACAGAAAGACCTTCTGCACCCTTTACGCTGCCAACTGTTTCGCCGTCGCGCGAAGACGTGAACTGCCACTTGATGCTGTCTTCCAGATCACCGCTGTCGTATGGCGCGGCGTTTTTCATCTTGCCGACCAATTCTTCGGCGTTCTGCACAAGCGCACGGCTCATAGCCGCAGCGACACGCGGCGGTATAGCGCGCAACTTGCGCCGCAGTTTGTCACCGCCTGTCCATTTGGTCGCCATTACGTAGCCTCACCACTCTCAACGATAAACCGCAGCTCGCGCTTCTTGCCAGTCGGATCGACGCCCGCGTGACGGACGTTTAATACCGTGCCGGACGGCAAAGACGCACCAGCGCGGGCCAGCACGAAACGATCCGTCGCTAGGATCGCGGCGTTTGCGCTTGACCACCGCAGCATGACCTCGAATTTGATAATACCAGTCAGACGGTCGGCGCGGATCGCTTCGTCGCCGCCCATAGGCATGATCGAAGCGCCTTGTGCCGTAATCTGCGTCGCCCACGCGGCGGGTGTGGGGTTGCCGTATGCGTCCGTGCTTTCCGCGCCGAGACGCTCGACGGTCACGCTGTCGCGGAGAAGTCCTGCACGCATTAGAAAGTCCTCACCACATAGGGTGCAATCAACGCCTCGTACCCCATCGGGATTGTGACAGGCTTGACCGACGAACTCGTACCGACGTTCACCGCTTCTCGGTTTTCGTACATATGCGCGATGTGCAGCAGCATGGCTTGCGTGATGCTGTCGGGGATTTCCGTCAGATCAACCGGGCTATCCGCTGTGCCGTCATAGCCCGCCGTGAACGTCACAGTCACGGGGGACAGACGATTGCGGTCCGTCTCAGGCCACGCAGCGCCAGCGGAAGGCCAGATGTACGCCTCGTCACCGTCTTGTGCCAAGAATGCCGTTGTAGTTTGTGCGTCACCGTCCGTGTCGTAATATGCCACCGTCGTCACAGCGACGACAGGCGACACAGGGAGCGCGATGGCGGCGCTGGGACCGTAACCTTCGGGGAAGTCCGTGACGAGCCTCCACGAGCGCGTAATCAGACTGCGTCCCGTCACGCGCTCGACGTAATCCCACGCCATTTTGATCAGCGACGTGATGTACGTGTCGTCGTCAGAGTGCGAGACGTTGAGTTGTGCCTTCGCTTCGGCAAGCGTCACCGGGTAATCGGTCGGTGTGGTGCCTGTCTTTCCGTACTGGTGTCCGTTACTCATTGCCACGCCTCGTCGAGCCATTTGACGGCGCGAACCTGGTGAGGCTTCTGGTCGCCATGAAAATACACGATGCGCGCGTCATTCAATCCGTCACGCTGCACGTTCACTTTGTAGCTTACCACGTCACCGGGGTAAAGGTCATCAAGGAAGACATGGGGTAGATCACGCAAACGCTGCATGTCAGCGGTGCGCGGCGGCAAGGCGTCACGATCCGCACCGAACCACACGTCCGCGTGACCGGAAGGTACGAGCGCGACGCCATTGCACGCCCGTTGCGGTTTATAGGGGTCGCGCGGCAACGCAATCGTCGTGCCGGTTTCGCAGTATTCCGCTAGGTGATCGCAATTTCCTGTCACGACCGTATCAAGTCCGACAAGGATCATCGGCACGTTCATACGGTACGGTTCGAGACAGTCGAAGTATGTCGGCGCGTTACGGTTCGTCAGTAGGCGTTGCTTGATGGGCGCAGAATACACGGTGCGTATGGTGTCAGTGAACACCACGAAGCGGAACGGCTTGGTCAGGTTACGCTCAAACCCACGATACAGGCGTTGCACCCACTCGGGGGTGTATCCGTCCGCGTAATGACCCGTTGCGTCGTTTCGCCGCCAAAAGAGCGTTGCGATGGTTATCATGGTTGTTTGGTCGCTTTGAACCGATGTGAACCACCAAGTAGCGTTTTTCTACAGCTCTGAATTATTTTTTCGCGCTGCGCTTGCGTGTCGTTCTTCTAACTTGTGTCTGATCACGGACCCACGATAGTACATTGTCTGCGAGCCGACCTTGATTGTGATCTCCCCGGGTGTCTCAAGTTCAATCATTTTGCATACCTCATACGTTCTTCGCCGCCCGGGAAGGCGCGATAACCACTATTCACCCACAACATGCCCGCAGGCACATCGGCGTGTACGACGGACCCTGCCGCGATCATTGCGTTGCGACCGATTGTGACGCCCGCGAGGATTACCGCGTTTGCTCCGATGCTTGCGCCGTTGTGAACCACGACGGCAGGTCGCGTCGCGAGACTTTCAACGTCATAACCGTCCTTGTGAGCGCGAGGCCACGCGTCGTTACAGAGCGTGACGTTCGGGCCGATGAATACGTCATCACCGATAATGAAGCCTGGACCCATCATCACGCCGCCGCTGATTCGGCCCCGTTTGCCCAAGTCGGGACCGTGAAGCATGGCGAACGGCGCGACGGCTGTTTCATCACCGATCCATGTGTCTCCGGTCACGCTGGCGAATTGCCAGATCGTCGCGCTGTCCGACACCTGTTCGGGGCGTTCAACGTGTGCTTTGGGGTGTATCACAAAAAACCTCATCGAGCGTGGCGCGTGGCCATTCCACAAGCGCCGTTGTGCCCGTACAGTTGACCACATTTACACCCATGTCAACTAATTGTTGCGCGGCTCGATCAACTGTTTCGCGCCAACGGGTAATTTGTGATGGTGGAGGATTGTGACAGCGCCCTGCGTGGTCCGCGTGCCAGTGTAGTTTGCCGCCTGTTGCGGTCATGTCGAAACCGAGAAGCACGATACGAGCCGCGCCCATCAGGAAAGCGAGATTGATCGCTTGGAAACCGCTGTTCCCGCCGAAATAGATAAATTCAGGATTAGTGCTGATTATGTAGCCCGCTTTACCAGGGCAGCGTCGCGCGCCGTATTGTGCCGCTTGCGGAGATTGCGTCCACCGCTCACCGGCAAATATAGGCGCGTGGTCGATCCACCAATTGTCATCACAGGCGTAGAGGAAGTCAGCCCACGGTGCGCGCTGGTGCGTGGTGTTGATTACACAGACGCGGCACTGTCCAGCGTCACGCGCCGTTTTTACGCGGGCGACCTCTGCGGCGCTTAGGCTCGGGCCGCTCGCCATTATCACTATCGTTTCGCCCGTCCACTCCCGTGGTGCGAAATCGGGCAGCGTCCTTATTCTCCGGTGCGTCAAAGTGCGCCGAGAACTCAGCAAGACCAGCCGCGACCATATCTTGCGCGAATTGACCCGTCAGCTTGTCACCAACCTCCAAATTCTTCGGGTAGACCATGCCGGGCAGGCAACCACGGAAACGTTTCGTGACGGTGGCGTTCATTTTGTTTTCCTCGTGTGATTACGCGGCGAGCCGTAAAGCCCGCCGCGCTCTCATTTACTCGCTTAGGATGCGGCGACCTTGATTACCTTAATCGCGTCGTCATTCAAGAGGGCCCCGCCAACCCTTTTGCGCATATAAAACTTACATTGGCCTGGCGTCGTAATTGAGTCGTCCACGGTCATACGCAGACCGACCAGATCACAAATCAGGTAGCCTTCCATGAAGTCACCAAAGGCGACCGGGAAAGCATCGGCACCAATGTCCGGCATGTCTTCGGCTTCGACCACATTGAAACCGAGGATTTGCGACGGCTGACCAGCAGTCAGACCGGGCTGCCAGATGTACGCACCGTCAGCGTCACGGAATTTACGAACAGTGCCGAGAGTGGCCTTGTTCATCATCCACGAAGCATTACCGCGATAGCCCGCTTTGAGCGAGTACACGGTGTCCATGAACACATCAGACGGGTAGTGCTCCGGGGAAGTGTTCGAGAACGACCCGAAGCCCGACGCGTTGCCGGTGGCATGATATTGCAGCGTACCGAAAGCGCGGGCAGGCGACGCGCCGTCGTCAGCGATGGCGACCGGCGTACCGTTGAGGAAGCCAGTCGGCTTCTTCGTGCCGTTGCCGCTGATAAAGGCAATACCTTCACCCTTGGCGAACGAGTTGACCGACCGAGGAACAAGCCAATCCTGCCCATTGAAGAACAGGCCGTTAAGGCCTTCTTCGCACGCTGTCGGGTCTCCGTAGATCTAACCGAAAGAACGT